CTGACCTACAAGCAGTTTAAGGAGGAGGTCGGCAAGGCGGCCTATTCGGGCGAACAGCATTCCATTCCGCAGGTCGCGGAGGCGGCGAAGATCTATCGCCAACTGGACGAAGCCATGAAGAAGGCGGCGATCGAGGCGAAGTTGTTCCCCGAGGATGTCGCGGTCAAGGGCGACGTCAGCCACCTTTTCCGCATGTACAACAAGGAGAAGATCATAGCGCGCCGCGGTGAGTTCGCGGGCATCCTGAACGACTATTTCCTGACCAAACGCAACGAGGCTGCGAAGGCTAGCGAGGCACTGACCAAGAAGACCGCGCCCGATGCTGGCAAGGTCGATCCCAAGGCCGCTGCCGCCGCTCAGAAGGCCGAGGAATTCGCTCGCATGTCGGACGCTGAGGTCAAAGGGCTCGTGAGCGACACCGTTGATACTATCCTCGGCCATGCCGACAGCCGAATTCAATATGACATCGTGTCAGGTCCGCGCGGTCCGCTGAAGGAACGCCTACTCAACATCGAGAGCCGGAAAATTCAGGACTTCCTCAACACCGACATCGAGGAGGTCATGCGCGCCCAGGTCCGCACGATGTCGGCGGATGTCGAGTTGGCCCGCAAGTTCGGGTCGGTCGACATGGCGGAGCAAATCCGCAAGATCAACGACGAGGCAAACGCCAAGATCGGCGCGGAAACGACCGAGAAGGGCCGCCAGCGGATCGAGGCTGCCCGCAAGGCGGCGGTGCGCGACCTCTCAGGCATCCGCGATCGGCTGCGCGGACAGTACGCCTTGCCGTCCAACCCGGATTCACTGGTGCTGCGCGCCGGCCGTGTGGCGCGGAACATCAACTATCTGCGCCTGCTCGGCGGCATGACTGTTTCCGCCATCCCCGATCTTGCCAAGGTGGTCTTTGCGCATGGCATGACCAGCACCTTTCGCGACGGCTTCATTCCGCTGGTGAAGAACTTCCGCGCCTTCCGGCTGGCGGCACAGGAGGTGAAGGATGCCGGCACCGCGCTCGATATGGTGTTGGACAGCCGCGTCATGTCGATGGCCGATATCACCGACGATTTCGGCAGGCACTCGGCCTTTGAGCGGGGACTGACCTCGCTTTCAACCCGGTTCGGCGTCGTCTCGCTCATGGCGCCATGGAATGCCACGCTGAAACAGTTCTCCGGTCTGGTGACCATGACGAATATCCTACGCGCTTCAGAGCGCGTGGCGGCGGGCAAGGGCACGGCGCGGGACATCCGTAATCTCGCCTCGAGCGGTATTGATGCCGATCTGGCGGAGCGCATCGCAAAGCAATTCGCCACGCATGGCGACAACCAGGACGGCATCCTGCTTTCCAAGGCCGGCGACTGGTCGGACAACGGCGCCCGCGAGGCGTTCCGCGCCGCCGTGGTGCGCGAGGTCGACCGCATCATCGTCACGCCCGGCCAGGACAAGCCCCTGTGGATGTCGACGGAGCTTGGCAAGGCGGTCGGGCAGTTCAAGAGCTTCGGCGTGTCGTCGATGCAGAAAACCATGCTGGCGGGGCTGCAACAGCGGGACGCGGCCACACTCAATGGTGTCATGCTTGCGATGGGTCTTGGTGCGATGACCTATTGGGCGCGACAGACGATTTCAGGTCAGGAGACATCCAACAACCCTTCGCAATGGGTTGTCGAAGCTCTGGATAAGTCAGGCCTCACCGGCTGGCTCATGGATGCGAACAACATCGCGGAGAAGGCGACGCGGGGCAGGGTCGGGTTTTCGGCCATCACCGGCAAGCAGGTTTCCCGCTACGCCAGCCGCAACACCACCGGTGCTTTCCTCGGCCCGACAGCGGATGCCGTGTCCGATATCTTTCAGGTTTCCGGGTCCATCTTCGCCGGCGACACCACGAAGTCTGACCTGCACAAGGTCCGCCAGTTGATCCCGGCGCAGAACCTGTTCTATCTTCGTTCGCTCTTCGACAAGGTCGAGGCGGCAACCGGCGACGCGCTCGGCCTGCCCGACACCCGAAAGAAATAGATGATTGCTGGCGTTCTTGGAATTATAGGCCTCGTCCTGGCGCTGTTTTGTGTCGGCGGCTTCATGGAAGGCAATATGGCCAAAGCGGGCAAATTTGGTGCAGGCCTTGCCATCTGCTTGGGGCTGATCCTCATAACAAGCGGCCCAAGCCGAAACACTGGCGGCGGCCAGAACTGCCATACCGAATGGGACGGCCGGGCAAACTCGGAAGTCTGCGACTAACCACCAACAACGCGATCGATTTTCAGCCCTGCATACAGCGGGGCGTTGTGCATTGGAGCATCCACACATGGCCCAGCCCGATACTGCCGCCGTTCGACTTCTGACCGGCGAGCGTGAGCCTGTGCGCTTGGCGACCACGGCAAATCTCGCCACGGTGACCGTCGCCGGCGTGGCTCGCTTCATGGGACTGAAGACAATCGACGGCGTGCTGACTGCCGTCGGCGATCGCGTGCTTGTCAAAGACCAGACCGACGCCCGGTTGAATGGTATCTACACGGCCAGCGAAGGCTATTGGTACCGCGCTGCTGACGCGCGGACCTCTCGCACCATGCAGAAGGGGACAACCGTTCACGTCCAGAACGGCACCGTGAATTCCAGCAAGGTGTTTGCCTTCCAAAGCGATAGCCCGGTGATCGGGACCGACAACATCACGATCAGCTTTTACCTGTCCGATGATGCCGTCGGCGACCTTCGAGACGCGGCGCAGGCAATTTTAGACCTCGTTACGGGCGCCATGACGACGCTGATTGATCCGCAGTTCGCGACCAAGGCAACGGCTGAAGCATTCTCGCCTGTCGTGGCCCCAACCTACATCCGCACCGCCTTCTATGACAGCAACCAGGTGGCGGGAAGCGGAGCGGTCTACCGCAGGAACGGGACCACGGCCGGGGATCTGGTGATCACCTTGAGCGATGGCGTTACAGTCGTCGGCTATACTCTTTCCGACACGCCTTCGGCTCCGCAAAAGGGCGCTCGGAAAAACAATTCGACGGACGATGCCGCCGCCGTACAGGCGGCGCACAACCTGGCTTCGGGTGGAGTTGAATTTCCTGCCGGTTCCTACAAGATGGTGCCTGGCTCGACCTCTCCATTCACCCTCGGCAACACCGCCTCGAATGTCTATCGCGCGGTTGCGCTGATGGCCGACAACGTGACTTTCAGCGGTCATGAAGCGGTGTTGCATGGCGTGAGCCGGGCAAGCGTCATCGCTGCCGACGTGCAACCGGTCTTCTCGACCGACAAGAATATGACAGTCGGCGCGCGCAAGAACATCACGTTCGACGGGGTCACCTTCGATCCTGCGAACGATGCCGACGCGACGAACAGCAACCAGCGATTTCTTTACGCGGTCGGCGTCGATGGGCTGCGCTTCCTCGACACAAAGGGCGGATCGAGCGGCGCGCGGCGCGGCTATTACACCCACATCCAGAACAGCAAGAATGTGCAGGTGGACGGCCATCGCCACCAGAAGATGACGGGCGGCTTCAATATCCGCTATGTCGACAGCTTCGTGATGACGAATTTCATCTTCGAAGATTTCTCGGAAGCAATCGACTTGGACGGCACAAGCCAGCGCGTCGTGATCCGCAATGGCGTGTTCAAGTCGACATCGCGCGTAAATCAGTGCATCGACATCAATGACCAGATCGACGCCTCCATAGGCGATTTTTCGGTCAGCAACACCGGAAACATCGCCACCATCAACTACAAGACGACGACGCCTGACACCTATGCGGAGTACGTGGCGAATAGCCTGGTGCGAAATTTCCAGGTCAGCAAACGCATCATCCTGTCGAACATCACCGGTTCGGCGATCGGCACGTCGGCTCAGCCGGCTTTCTACATTGGATGGGATTGGGCATCAGGCGGGCATGCGGGAGCCGGCCCGGTGCAGGACATCACGTTGCAGAACATCACCCTTGAGGATCATGGATACTTCGATATCCGCGAAGCGACAAATCTCAAGCTGAAAGACATCACGTCTTACCGCGCAATCTGCGGCTTCAACCACGCCATCAACTGCTTTTCGGTTGCCGCGAATGGTGACCAGCTCGGCTGGTCCGATCTGGATATCGATATCGACGGGCTACGCATCGAAGCTTCCGACAAGGGGGGGCTCAATATCTCGGTACCAGCGCGCGCCAAGGTTCGTCGGCTGGTCACGCGCGGCAACAACACCCTGGGCGGCGCCTTAACCGATCTGACCATAACAGGCATGGCGACCCGCGCCTGTCGAGCGTCAGTCGACGAATGCGACATCGAGGGTAACGTCGTGCTGAACGGCGACAGCACTGTGATTGCCACCTGGGCAGCAGACACGATCTACAAGCGCAATGCGCTGGTGACAAACGGGGGAAACTATTACCGCGCCACTGTTGAAGGCCGATCGGCAAGCATCGGCGGGCCTACCGGGACAGCTCTTTCAGTGACTGATGATGGCAGCGCGTCAATCTCATCTTGGGCCGGCTCGACCGCCTATTCCGTGGACGACGTTCGAAAGAACGGTAGCGCCTATTTCATCTGCGTGACGGCGGGCACCTCCGCAGCTTCTGGCGGACCGACCGGGACAGACCATCGCATCGCAGACGGCACTGCCACATGGCGGCCGATCAACGGCGCGGTCAAATGGGAATATCTGGCTGTTCCGTATGCCCTGCGCTGGGGCAAAAACAACCGCGTGCGCGGAACCGTCACGATCCAAGGTGACGCGCATAAGTTCATTAAAGCCGATAAGCAGACTGCTCGCGTCGTTGACTTGGCGGCAACCGGACAGGTCAATTTTCCGGTGATGGTCGCCGATCGGCGCGGGCTTGCCACAGCGGTTTCCTTCACCGTCGGCGCGGATGCGACAGCCGACGCAGTAAACTATCGCACGCTGCTCCTGCGTCGCTTCCGCGCCGGCGCAGCAACTACGCTCGCCACCGTCGACACCACGCTGGGCCTGACAGCCTTCATCCCGAAAGACGGTGGCATGACGTCCGCGAACGCGTCCTTGGGCTTCGAGCCTGGCGATGTCCTTGTCGTGACCAGCAATTCGGCCGGAACCGGAAAGGGTCTTACAGGTCTGGTCGCTACAGTCACCTTTATGGAATTTTGAATTAGCTGCAACTAATATCCTAGCAGATAGCGCAATCCGACAATCGGCAGGTAAACCGTCCAGACACAGCCAAGCAGGACGGCAAGGAAGAGGCTTAGAAACGGTGCCCACGTCTTCCATGCTCTGAAGAATCGCGCCGCGAACACTTCCACCTTGTCAGCCTCCAAAGCATTCCTGCAAACAGCGCTTGAAATTGCGCCGCCATTTCCCTTATTTTCGATTATCAGGGAGCATGCAAGATGGCGTCGAGGTCTATGTCTCAGAAGAGGGCTGCAGTGTTGCTCGCCGTCGCGCTGTTCGGTTGCATTGGTGGCTTTGCCTACTCCCAAGGACACCGCGCCGGCCGCGTCTCACAATTGAAGGACATCATCGCCGCCTACAACCGGCGGATCGGTATTGATGACAATTCGAATGCGTTGGGCCAAGGCGTTCTATGCCAGGAGCTTGGTGGCTCGCTTGATGAATGCGAACGACTCAATCGCTCAGGGAAATGAGCTGAAAATTCCTCACCGCACCACCCAGTCTAGTTGGGCTTCCGCAGCGCATTGAGGACGATTTCGGCGTCGTTGTGATCGCCGCTCTTCAGCACTTCCCAAGTTCCATCAACGCGCCTGAGAAGCCCGCCGTCGTAGGTGTGGACCTCGCCGGCCTTCAAGGCGACGTCTTCGCGCAATCCAGGGCGTAGTTCTATCCACGGCTTGGGAAGCTTTACCCAGTCCCCTCTGGGTTCGTCATATTCCATCCGCAGGCTCCTCGAGCCACGACCTTACCCAAAATTTAGACCTGAACAACTGCCCGGAAGGGCGGAAAGGAATTCACATGGACCGCAACTTCGCGCGGGCGCTTGCGCTCGTCTTGAAATCCGAAGGTGGATGGAGCGACAACCCGGCCGATCCGGGCGGCGCGACCATGAGAGGCGTGACGCTTGCCAATTTCCGCCGTTACGTGAAGGCGGACGCCACCAAGGCCGACCTGAAGAAGATCACCGACGATCAGATCGCCACCGTCTACCGCCGGTTCTATTGGGATGCGGTCGCCGGCGCCCAGCTCCCCGGTGGCGTCGACTACGCCGTTTTTGATTTTGCGGTGAACAGCGGCCCCGATCGCGCGGCCAAGTTTCTTCAGGGTGTCGTCGGCGCCAAAATTGATGGCAAGATCGGCCCGGACACACTCACCAAGGTCAAGGCGATGCTTCGCGCCACGGTCATTGATGACGTGTGCGATCGTCGGATGGCTTTCCTCAAGAAGCTCCCGACGTGGAAGACCTTCGGCCGAGGCTGGACCGATCGCGTCCATTCTGTGCGCGCCGATGCAATCAAAATGGCCGCCTTGCCCGATACGCCGCCACCGGTAAAGGTCGAGGTTCCGGTTGAAGTCAAAGTCGACAAGCCGGTTGTCCCTGAACAGGTCGAGCAGAAAGTGAAGGAGAAGTCCGGCTTTCTGTCCTGGCTGACTGGCCTCTTCGGCTCCGGCGCCATCGGCCTTGGATGGCTCGCCGGCATGGACTGGCAGGCGGTGCTGGCGTTCGGCGCGGTCCTGCTGGCGTTCCTGCTGGTGCTGCTCCTGCTTCGCTCTCAGATCGTCGCCGCGGTGCGCCAGATTAAGGCAGAGGTGGCCGGCTGATGGGCGCGCTCGCACTCGCGCTGCTGGCGCAAGTTTGGCCGTATCTCCTCGCCGGCGGGGCCGCGCTCGCCGGGCTCTGGACGGCCTATGCCAAGGGCAAGGCGAAGAACCAGGCGAAGCACGATGCCGCTGAAGCTGCGGCGCGCACCGAAGGTCAGAAGATCGACGATGCCGTTGCCGGCCGCTCGCCCGACGACAACAGAGGGAGGTTGGGCAAGTGGTCAAAGTCCTGACAATCCTTGCGGCGGCCGCAGTCGCCGGCTGCGCCACGGACGGCGGCTCATTCTGCGCCGTCGAGCATCCTATCCGGCCGACGGCAGCAGAGGTCGCGACACTCTCGGATGCGTCGGTCTCGGCCATCCTGGCTCACAATGAAAAAGGCGCAAAGCTCTGCGGCTGGAGGCCATGAATGCACGATTTCTTCGATCTTCTCGGCATCAAAGGCCCTGTGGTGGTCGCCGGCCTTGCCGGCGGCATTCTGAGGGCGTTGTCACGCCGCCGGTACAAGGTGCGGGAAATGATCGCGTCGCCCATCTGTGGGGCGCTGGCTGCGGCGTATCTCACGCTGCCGGCTGTCGACTACTTCCAGGCGACCGGCCTGCCCATGCCGGACCCTACTAACAACAACACCACGCTGGCCGCCGCCTTCCTGATCGGCGTCTGCGCCATGTGGATATCGGACCTCCTGTTGGAGTACGTCGTGCGGAAGATCAAGCCAGCGGCGGAGGAGTAATCCTCACTAGGCAGATTCTTTGCTGCACAATCGCCCGTCTCGGCTCACGCCGGGGCGGGCTTTTTTTGTTTCAGGCCGATTTGTTTCGCAGCGGTGTAGTGTCTTTCGGCCGCCGGAACTTGCTCACGATCTCAACCGAATCGGGATCGACTGTGACGCGACCCAGCACCTCGACGGTGATCCGCCCGGTGTCTTCATCGACATAGACCACCTCACCCT